TTTACTAATTTACGCATACCATCAATAGCTTTTTCTCTTTTGTTAGGATCTCTATCCTTAACTCCAATCGCCATTGTGCCTTCTTTTACAGATTCATTAGCTGTTCTTAATGCATCTTTTACTACTGGATCATCGCCTAATCCCTTTTTAATAGATTCAATCTTCTTATATGCTCCGGTCATATTACCACCCATTGAAAGTGCGATTTCAACAGCCTTTGCGATATCTGAAGGTTTGAACTTACTGCGATATTTTTCTCTCAGTTCTTTAAATTTCATTTTTCCCTCTATACTTGTTTTGCCAAATCAGCATCTGTTTTATGCCAAGTTGGTCCCTTTACAATAAATGAATTGACTCTAGCAAGGCCCCACTGCGTTGGTGTTGTACCAGGTCTGTGACCTGTTCTCCAAGCAGCGACGCCTCTGTCAAAAACTTTCTTTAATATACCATAAGATATTCCACTTTTATCAGCCTTTTTTGTTAAAGCTGCTTTAGTGTTCTGTTCATTGACTACAAAATCTTCGAATGTGAGATATTCAGCCATTTCACCATACTGTTGTTTGAATTTCTTTGTAAACTTTGATGGTTTAGTTTTGGCTGATTTATCTCCAGGAGCTGGTTTATATGCTGCTGGATTGTCATCGTCCATTTTTGCTTGTTTGGCAAATTGGGCAGCACGTTTTTGTTTCGTACTTTTAGCCATTTCTTTACCTTCAGCATCTTTTGCATAATAACCTTTAGGTTGTACTCCTTTTCTCTTACCTATGTCTGGATCTTCTTTTTCGTTGAAATATTTTTGACCAGGTGTGTCGTTAATATATTTCATAAGGCCTTTGATTGTTCCCCAATCTCCAGCTCCACCTTCTTCAAATAATTCAACTGCATCTAACCAATATCTTTTCTTAATTGATTCTGATTCAACCATTACATAGTTACTTCCACAAACAATGATTTCGCCTATTTCCTGTGATTCTTTAATTCGTACAATGTCACCAATTTTGTATAAACTACCTTCGATATAATCTTCTCTTGTTTCTGATACAGGAGGTAGTTCAATATGTTTACGCAATGATTCCATTTTAAGACCCATACCTTTACGTACGGCATTAAAGAGATCTGTAGGATTAAAATTCGATGGGAGACCTTTAGAAAATGAATTTAAATCATTCTGTTGAGCGGCGGCTCGCATCTTAGAAGCTGACATACCAGTTGCTCCTTCTGCATCTGGATCTCGCTCCCCTGCACTTACTACATTTATTGCACCTTCGAAATTATAAAATCCGTGCTTTGCTTTTTGACCATTGTATTTGTTTAAGAGTATATCAAAGTCTCTTACACGGTCACTACCGGCAACCATTGTTACTTTGGTAAAGCCTTGATCGTAAAGTTTTACTGCTATATCAAGTACATTACGAACATCTTTATCAGCCATCACATTGCGTGCATGCTTTGGAAACATTTTTCGAAGGAATTTGATTTTATCTTTAAAGAGTAGTGGATTCTTTTTTGAATCTACAGATTTGGATGCATATATTCTATATGGCCCTGATCGCGCTTGTGTTTTTAACTTATCGAATAACTTCTCGTGACCAATCGTAGGTGGATTGAATCTTCCAAATACGAAACTGACCTCTTTTGTTTCTTCAGTTAAAAAATCACTGAATGATTTAATTGACATTTATATCCTCGGTATCCCATTAGCCTGGATTATCCCAGCCTTTTATAATATCTTTACTGAAATTATTAGTTGAAAATTCCATTCGGTCAACTAATTTAACAGCACCACCTTCCATTCGATCTATGGCAACAAAACCTTCTGGGTTGGTTACCTTAAATCCGGATGTTGTTTTAACAAAGGTGCCAACTTTTGACAACCTGTTTAGTTTATTTATAATAATTAATTTACTATCTATCACTAAATTCTGTAAAATGAATATATTTTCAAGGTTTTTTAGGTTAGATTTACTAAAAAATGATAATAATTCATCACGCTTTTGTATTTGTATGTCCTTTCCTTTTTGTGTAGATCGTTTACCTATTTCCTTAGCATATCGATCAGTTACAAATTGAATTAAACCTTGAGCATGTTTTCTTGTGTTTTGTATGCGTTGTCCCTTTCGGACTAATGTGTTATTATATACATTAATAACCAAATTTAATTCTTTATTCTTTTCAATTTCTTTTAATGTTGATGAGGCTATTGTTCGGAATATCTTTCCTGCCTCTGATAAATTCCTTGATACTTGTAAACTATCTTTTGCCGTAAGTGTTGCAGTACCAGAAAGATCATGCAATGTTGCATCTTGCATCCAAACATCTTTTGATGGTTTTAATTTGGATACAATTTCTCTACCAAATTCAGCTTTCATATTTTCAAAGCTTGAACCACTATATGTTGTATGCCATACAATACCAATTTTAGCTCTTTGGATTTCTTTGGCTAACGCCAAGGAAGTAGGAACAGCATACACGATAGTATTAGGGTGAAAACTAATATGTTCAACTCCATCTATTTTCTCCTTTTTGAGATCCGATGCGTCAAACATAAAGTCACCTTGAATGACTCCTTTAATACCTAAATTCTTTAAATGATCGAATGCAAGTTTAAGTTTCTTATTCAAATCACCACTTGTATCAGCGTCTATATCTGCATGATTTTTATACACCTTTGGATTTTTTGCAAAAATACCTTTTTTCGCTACAAAGAATTGTCCATCACTTGGATCCTCTCCAGCGAATACGGCGGGGGCACCGTCCCATTTGACAGTAACATCCATAGGTGCTTTTGTGTTACCGCTCAACATATCCCTCAGCGATCTAAGTGCGAGGATAGCCTGGCGCGCCCCCTTAACTCCGCCGTCCAAGATTAAGTCCTCAATATGTGTCATATGAGTATTCTTGGCTTCGGCTAAATAGTTAGTTAGTGTTTTCATTTGCTTAATAATGCCTTAAATTCATTTGTTGCCACAGCATTAAAATTAGGTGCTGATCTAAAATCACCTTTATATCTTAATGTGATATCTGCAATATTTGTTTTACCAATCATTAAAGATAATTTAAGATTTGCTGCAGTGGCACCTGGATCAAATGCTTGTTTTACTCCAGGCGTTAATATGATTTGTGGTTTACCTTGTTTGAATAGATCATTTAATTTTGTTGTTGATGTTTCAATATCTTTATATTCGCCTTTCTCTACAACAACACCCTTTGATGGTCCATAATCGCCAATACCTGTTACAAGAGCGAAATCAAAGTTAACCTTTTTTAATTCCATTAAATCTGATTTAAAGATTAATTGAACTAATTGGTTTGCAATTAAATCACTATTTTTAGATATCGTATCTGCCATTACTTTAAATAATGTTCTCTTACCTTTTAGTACTCTATTAATAATATCATTTGGAATTCTTTGAATGTATTGTTTCCAATTTTTATTATTTGGTTTATTCTTTTTTAAATCAGCCATTAAATCTGGTGATAATACTTTTAATTTTGTAGCAACTTTAATAACATGCACATAAAAATCACCAGCATCTTTTTCAATTTGAGCTCTTAATTTATCAAATTTCTTATCACCAAGTAAACCTGTAAATGCTTTATTAATTAATGTTGGATCTGTTTCCGTAACTCTTTTCTTTTTCTTTAATGAAATACCAACAAAGTTTTTACCTTTTCGGATAATAAAATCAGAAGAATTAAAGTCCTTCATTCCATATTTAGTCATTTGGAATTGTTTCACATCATTATCCCATGCTTGGCCTGTTAAATAAACCATGTCAGCATTGCCATATCCAGCATCTATAATTGCATTTGCAGCTGATACTGCCTGACACATATTTGAATAATTACCAACAAGTGCATCGACTTGACCTTGTTTATAACCTTTTACTCTTCCAAGCTGTGCACGTACTAATTCAATGAGTTTATCCATTTCATCTGAATTGGTAATATTATGTTTTGATGGGAATAAACAAAGTGCGGCTGTCATTAATTCGTGTGGGTCATCTCCTAATGAACCACGGCCACCCTCTGGTCGACAGTTAACATAAACATATTTTTCCATATCTTTATGTTTAAATGCGAAATCTTTTTCTTTCCTAGAACCAGGAACATTCTCCATTTGTAATTCCAGATCCTCAGTCTCTGAAATAATAACACGAGCTAAATTTGCATATTTGTCTCGATCTTTATCTGGCATTGCGGCACTAATACCTAGCTTTTTACCACTGAATTTACCTTTTCTTTTATCGATTTCTAGTTTGGCGTTAATACCACCAATTTGATTATCAATATCTTCTAATATAGCAAGGACAAATGGATTTTCATTCGATCCTGTATACCTTAAAGTATTAATATCCTCTATAATATTTGGATAAAAAGACTTAAAATTTTTCATGGATTGCTCCTATAAAGTTAATATTGATAGTATTATAACACTATTTATAACAAATGTAAACTTATGATTTGAAAAATTTATTTGGTATGATATTTCCTTTAGTATCGAATAAAATAATGCGTGCGGTGTGAAGTTTATCTATGGTGCGCTCGGCTCCTTCACGCACTCCGCCTTGGAATGCCTGATAGGAGCAACCAGCTAAACAAACAAAGAATATAAGAAATTCAATCATGATTTCTGTTTAATTCGTTCGAGTGTTGAGGTATAACCCTTTTTCAGCATACCCATATGAAAGATCATTGCTTCTTTTAGTGAATCGAACCAATAATCAGCTTTTCTTTTACCCTCTTTTTGAGCTAATACTCTAAACATATTAAATCTCCAGTAGTACTTCGAAATTATCAAAAAGTCCAGGATTATCTCTCATTACTGTTTTGATATTTCTTTTAATTGTAGCTACATCGTCTGTGTAACCTTCTTTATATCTTGCTTCGATTCTTTCTTTTACAGTATCAAAATCAAATCGAAATGGATCATCATATACTCTTGGTCTCCATTGGACGGTATTTAAAGTATCGATATGCATTCCGCGATATTTGGTTCTAGTGTGATTCTTTTGATTGGATAAAGTTCCATAATATACTCCTTATAATTTTTATGTGGTTATTATATCAAAGCTATAGTAAATGTAAACATGCTATTGTAAAAAGTAACAAGATTGTAACAAAACTAAAAACTATGGAGGGCTTTTTCATTCCCTCCGTGAGTGTTCGGACACTACCCCTAGTCGCTTTCAAATACATCCGCTAGTGATGTTGTTAATTAATACCCTGAGGTCCAATGTACATATTCCTCTGGACAGTTATACTCTCCGCAACAACATTGAGTTTCGTTTGTTTGTTCTACTGAATTATCCATTACTGTGGTCCCTCCGGCAATGCCTCAAATCTTTTATTAACTAATAGCTCTATGACTTTATCTCTATCAGTTAAAGCTACTCTCATATCGAATGATTCACACATTCCTGAGAACATTCCACCTTCTAGTTCTTGTAGAATTGAACTAGTATTCATTTCTGATACCTCGTCGAATATACCTTCGAGGATTTGTTCATTTACATGATGTGACATTATTTAACTCCTTCTAAATATTTAATTAATCCGTTGTAACCTGTTCTTGTTTCTGGGTAAATTGCAAATGATATTGCGTCTTCCATAAGGCATGTTAATGCCATCCAATCTTTTCTAGGACCTCTGTATCTAATTCTACCAGTCGCACCACCAGCATCTTTAGCTGCGAGGACATCGGGGTGATTTCTGAATTCCATTGGAATTCCTTTGTGAGAAGACATTTCGCCTTTTGGTGAAATATAATCGTTAAGATCGAATGATTGCATATTTACTCCTTTATCATTTTTCATATGGTTATTATACCAAGACTAGAGCAAAAGTAAACACGCTATTGTAAAAAGTAACAAGATTGTAACATAAATGTAACATAGTTGTAACAAAACTAAAAAGGGGAGTATCTCAACTCCCCCATGAATCATTATAAAAGGTTCTATTAATGAACTTCTGATTTTACAAAAGTATAGATACCATAAGCTAACGCTAACCAGGCGACCCAATCAAGTAGACCACCTAAGAGTAGGTAAGACAAAGAAACAGCGACAATAACGCCTCCGTCCCAAGATGTTCTTTCTGCCCATCTTGCTAGTACCCAATCTTTTGCTAGTTGTAACATATTATTCATATATTTCTCCTTTATATTTTAAAATTCGCAAATGTGTCTTCCGAATCACGATTTCCGAACCTATTAATCGGCTTATCCGGAATTGGATCAGACATGATGTCTGTTTGAGCCGACTCCTCTACATCATATAGTTTCATGCGGGAACGATCAATACCAATTACAAACCTTTTATATTTGGTTGGATCGTTATATCTATTTTTCAATTGTTTTACCAATAATTGGCCAAGGTCCTCTAGTTCCTCTGTTGATATCAGAGCAAACATAAGGTCTGCCGTTGCTGGTAAACCAAATGATTCAGATGTATCCTCTAGTCCGACATCGGTATTTGAATACCCAGACCTTGTAGTCTGAGTTGCCGATACTATTGGAACATTGAATTCCACAGCTAGGCCTCGGAGTTCCTCGGCTATAGCTTTAATGTATGAATAACTATTTATACTGCCTCCCAGCCCACGCATACGGCTAGACGCACAAATATTTAAATAGTCAATATATATCATATCAGGACAAAAGTTCTTTTTCATTTTAAGTTCATTTAATAAAGCTCTAAAATGTCCTGTATGAGCAGCTCCTGTTGGATATTCCTTAATAATAAGTTTACCAATAGAAGCTTGAGCGATTTTTTGTATTTTAGAATCAAAGGCTGGTTTACCAATCCTTTGTAATTGTTCGATAGGTAAATCCATTAGGTTGGCATCGATACGCTCTGCAATTCTTTCTTCAGCCATTTCCATTGTAATATATAAAACATTTTTACCTTGCTGTAGGACTGATGCGGCACAGTGACACATAAACAAGGATTTACCAACACCAGTCCCTGCAAGAGCAATATTTAAAGTTTTATTGGGTAATCCACCCTTTGTTATTTTATTGAAATAATCTAGGTCAAATGGAATCCTTGATTCTTTTTTATTATAAAAGTCAAATCGTTCAT